GTGCAGTTTCGATTACATCAGGTTCGCAACAGTTACTCTTCTGTAGTACTTGTTAGAGTTCTGTTCGATACGACCAGCACCAGCGTTGTCGCCTTCAGCGAATGGGTTAGCAACCATGCCGTAACGGGTCTTAAAGCCGATCTTAGGCTGGAAGCTGTTTTCACCTACAGCTCTTACCATCTGGAGAGGTACATATGGGCAGTAGAACAGACCAGCGTCGAATGCGCTAGAACCTTTGTAACCTACAGTGAAGTACTGGTTACCAGATGCACTTGCGAAGTAAGGATCGATATAAACTCGAATACGTCCGTTAAGTACACCAGCAAAAGTATTACCAGTATCATCTACGTTCAGGTTAGCAGACAGTGCAGGAGTATAATCCAGAACACCTGCCATCTGAAGAGCAGAAGCTACGTCAGAAGAACAGATCAGGATGTTACCCTTACCACGTCTTGTGTCTTTCGCGATTTGATTCGCTTCACGCTCAATCTGGAAGATCATACCTTTGAAGCGCTCAACTGACCAACGGCCGTTAGAGTCAACGTCAAGGTTGAATGTACCAGATGAGGCAGTGTTTTCAGTAGCACCACCAGTAGCGGTGTAGTTGATTGTACGAACAACTTCTCTGTTGATCTCAGCAAGGATCTCAGCAGAAAGGATGTTGGACAATTCTGTTTCAGCGTCAAGGCCGTGTACTGCTTTAAGGTCTTGAGCAAGTTCCATGGTGTACTCAGCTTTCAGAGCACGTGAAACGGCTGTTACAGAAACCTTCTCAATTGAGAAAGCCATTTGTTGGAATGCATTGTTGCTAGCATCACCCAAGGCTTCAGCCTGAGCAGTTGACATACCAGTTGCAACGGTGTAGCCGTTAGCAGAAGCACGAGCTGTTGGATCAGTACCAGTCTGACCTGTAGTTACACCATCTGTGGTTGACTCATCAATGGCAAAGCCAGAAAGAGTATTACCAGCAGCTGACCTAGAGAAGTCAGTATCAGCTTCGTTGTACAATGCTTCAGTTTGATCCTGAGCAGTATAACGAGCACGCATTGCAAAGATCAGTCCAGTAGGACCAGTCATTGGCTGAACGCCTGCGATGTCATAAGCAATCAGGTTAGGCATGGAACGGCGAACCAGTGAAATCAATACTGGATCAAAAATGTCTACGTTACCAGCAGGTGATGTGGAAGGTGCAGCAGAACCACCCATTGCGTTGCTAGGTGAAGCCTCACCCAACAGCGATGGAGTGCTGTATCCACCAGAACCTTGTGCTGATTCACGTGAAGCACGTTCTTGGTTTTCGAGAAGTGTAGCAGTTACGGATCTACGATGAGCATCTTTAATCTCGGGAAGATCGGCATGCTCAAGAACTGGTGTCCACTTATCGACAAGTTCTTCAGTTACATATTGCATTTTTTATCTCTCCTTTACGGTTTCGATCTTTATTATTTATAATTAATTACTTTTTCAGTGTTCTTGAAATCGTGTGTACATAGGCCGACATTTCCGGATTGCTTGAATAAGAAGTTTGAGCTTCCTCTTCAAGTGGTTCCGCGTCATCAAAATCACTTACTACAGCCTTAGACTCATCTGTAGAAGTAAAATAGCTCTCTTTCAGAGTTTCAAGCTTTTGGATGTAAACATCTTCATCAACGAAGTCAACACTCTCTGCTAGCACAAAGAATTTCTCCTTTTGTGTTTCAGTGAGAGATTCAGAAGCCTCAGCTACAAGCTCAGCCTTCTTGAATTGGGTCATTTCGGCTTTCATGCCAGCGTTTCTTTCAATCTCTTCGTTAAGACGAGATTCAAGTTCGTCAGCACGAGTTGCAAGTTCTTCTACTACATCAACTTTATCGTCTGGAATTTCAATGTAGTGTTCAACAAACAATTCTTTCAAGCCGTTCATGAAACTTTCGGTAACTTCGGCTTTAACGCCTGCTTCTACCGCCAGCTTGTTTTCTTCCATCCAGTTCTCAACTACATAGTCGAGATACTGATCAAGCTGCTTGACAGTTTCTTCTTTCAGTTTAGTTCTTTC